CAGCTTGACTTGTCGCAAGCGTTGAACCACCGGCAACAATTATTGCTCTTAAATCTGACAAAGCAGCAGAAGGAGTAATAGCAATTTGACCAGTGATGTGATAAACGCCATTTGTACCAACAATCAAACCAGCGCTAGCGCCAGTTGTTGTGTAAGTCATTGCGCCTCTAGCGGCGTAATTCTGTGTGTAAGCACCGCCTAAACCATCAACAGGGTATCTTTGACCGCTAGGATTTTGCGCTTGAGCTGTAGATAAAAACAAGTTTCCAGCGTCATTGTTTGCAATACCGCTTCCACCAGAAGGTGTTACAGCAGTCCAACCTGAACCTGATTGCCAAGTTAAAACTTGATTGACGGTTGGGGCTGCGGAGCCTGCTTGGAGACCACCATACAACCATTGATTAGAAGTTTGATTGTAATAAAGAATCTCTCCACCGGTTGATGCGGTAGATGAGGGAATGGCTTTACCGTTTATTCCTGTAAGTGTTGCAATTTGACTACCTGAACCAGGGCCAGCAGTAACGTCACTGGTAAGTTGCGTAATGCCAGACCCACCACCGCCTGTTGCGACAGCCCACTGTGAATCATTAGAGCCGTTGCCTACCGAGGTAAGAACAAGTCCGTTGGTTGTGGTGTTAGGAATGTTCCCCATGACTAACTCCTAATTGGGTAAGGGTCAAGAATGAATGATGTATGCCAAAAACCAGGCTCCGCTTGGAAGTCGTGGCTAATGTATTCTACAACCATGTTGGTACTAATTTGACCCTTTGAAGATGGGTATGTTCCTGTTGTTGAAGCATTAGGCGAAGTGCGCTTGAAGGTAACAATGTCACCAAACTCTGTGTTAAGGAGAGCGGTCATGTTTGCACCGTTCAATGTTTCACTTCGCAGCTCAACGTTAGTAACTCTAGGCAACGGAGTCTTAAACAGGTTGCCGAGGAATGTTGCAGTAGAAAGCGCAAGGCTTAGAGTTGTGTGAAGTGTTCCCGACTTGGTAAGAGTGGTGTATCCCCAACGAGGTTCATTAGCAAAGTTTTCATAAGTCTGAGCTGTACCCGACTGTGGTGTTACCTTAACGGTTGTCCAGGTGTCAACATCGTCTCGCAACACTTGAAGGCTTGGGCCGTAGTAATGATACGAAGAAGATGTGTCGTCTGTCCAAATGTGGTCGCCAGTAGGAGCAGGAACGTAAACATTGTTAGGAGTCCATGAACCTGTGTTGGTTAGTGAATCCCAAGACCAAGTTCCGTAGTAGTTCTGGTTGTAGAACGAGAACGTACCGTTTGGCTCTTGGAAGAATGAACCAATGTCTGTGTCACAAATCTGACGAATCAGGTCGAGCGCAGTTGAGTTAGTTACCGGGCTGTCCCAGTAGTAAGGCTCAACAGATGTGAAGCCATTTGTAGATAGACCGTTTACCCAAGCTGATGCACTGTCGTTAATGTAATAAGTGTTTGGATTTAATGTAATTTGCCCTGCGGTTACGGTTCCTATTGCACCAAATCCTGCAATGCAAAGAATCTCGGCAATCCTGTCACCTGAAAGAACAGGAGTAGAAGTAACTGGGAATCCTTGCGTAAGAAGCGTTCCGGCCTTGTAACGGTTCAGCAATTCGTTTAACAAACTAGAGCCAGCGTAGTTGTTGTTGTTGCTAATAATTATTTCGTCAACAAGACCTGCAAACGTTGGAATTTGTGCCTCGGCAAATTGCAAATTTCCTGCACCAATAATTAAAGGTTGTGAGGCATAACCGCCGCCAGGATTTGTATAAGTTGACCATCCGTTGAAAGAAGTTGAACCTCTAAAAACAGGAGTTAGAATTCCGTCTGCATAAACATTTAAGTTTCCACCAGAGTCATTGCAAAATCCAACGTGATGCCAGTAACCATCATTAACAGTTACGTTTGTTCTAAGAACCGGGTATCCGCTTCCTGAACGAAGAGTAATAGAAGCAGGATTACCTACACCAAAAACAACTATTTGAGTAGGAGAATAAGTATCAACTTTCCACTCGCCATTGTATGCGGCTGTCATTCCACTAATTTTTATGTAATCGCCAGAGTTAATTCTGCCAGTGCCAAAAGAACCAGTAAAGGTAAATCTAGTTGTTGTAGAAGATGCACCAGTAATTGTTCCAACAGGTAGGTCTGAAAGAACAGCTTCTAATTTTCCATTAGGAGAAACCCATAATTGACAACGGTTGGTTGAACCAGCAAGAACTGTAGTTATTTGTTGATTAGCAATTCCTTGACCAAGAATCCAAAAATCAAGTGCGCCATTAATGACGCTAAAACTGCCAGGTACATCATTGATTTGCATGTAACCAGTAGGAGCGTTAGAACCGTTAGCAAGACTAATGGAACCATTGGCTGAATAAACCATTGCACCGTTGGGATTAAATCCAACATCGCTAGCGTAATAAGCCGAACCATAAATAATAAATGTTCCAGTTGATGGTGTTCCACCACCCCAACCAGAAACCGTAAGTGTGTTTGACGTGTTTGAAACAATGGTTGCGCTACTAGAACCAGAAGTTACCAATCCACCTTTGTAAGTATCAACAATCCATGATGCGGAAGAGCAAACAAGAGTTGTTGAGGAAGTAGATGTTGAAGTTCCAGTAAACGTAGGTAATTGGTCAACGGTATTTGTTTGAGTTGCCGTTCCTGTTCCAACAGTGCTACCAGGCGAAAGTGCTGATTGCAACGTAAATGACGAACCGCTAGCCGCTACCACTGGTGAGCTTGTGGTGTTTTGGTCTGAACCGTTGTATGTAGTAAGACCTTTGACACTAACCGCTTGTCCAACCGCAAAGTTATTTATAGCTGTGTAGTCTGTGTAACCTGTTCCAAAGGCTGACCCTGTTGCAGGGTTTATTACCGTTGATGGAGTCGAAGCGAAAGTAACCGTTGCTTGTCTTGTGAGGTCACATCGGAACCAGTTAGTAGCGCTTGTGCTTTTGGCGTATGTGTTCCAAAAGTTATTAGATGACATGTATTGCAAAGACAAGAACTTGGTCATGTCAGTTGCTCTGATGGTCATGTCGCTGTTTAGTTCGTCGGTAATGTTCTCGGAGATGTCGTCAATTATTCCGTAAAAAATTGGGTAAGGAGTGCCGCCAGGTACAGGCCATGTAGCCGTTACTTTGATTGGCAAGCGAGGCTGAATCACGTAACCGGTTCCGTTGCCGCCAACCGATGTAGAACCACCGTTTAGGAAGAATCCTGTACGGTTATTAACCGTCATGCTTAAAGTACCTGATTCTACTCGGTCAAGATAGTGTTGGCGACCAAGACGAGAGTTCAGGTTACGAACATAAGGTGTTACGTCAGTCCAACCAGTAGAAGGTATGGTTTGAACGTTGGTCGGATTGAAAGCAACCTGCACCGACAGAAGAGGCAGGGATGGTATGCCAGACGTTCCTGAATAGGCAGCGCCAGTAAATGATGCGCTAAGAGAACCGGTGGCTGAGTAAGTAATTCCTCCAGCCGAACCAGTACCAGCTGCTCCAAACGTGCTTGTTAATGAAGCGGTTGCCGAAATCATTGCAACTTGAGAAAGAACCATACTAAGAATGGCCCATGTACCGCTAGGAGATTGTGTGTAAGTGGCTGTTACTGGACTTGTAGATGAAGTAGTAATCCAAGATGCTGCTTCACCATTGGCAGCAGTAAAAAATCCTGCATTGTAATTAACCCAGGGAGAACTTGGGTATGCAGAAATTGTATTAAAAATGTTTACGCCAGTAAGAACAACATCCCCTGATTGAGAAGGGGTAGTAGTTAAAGAAACTGTTGTGCCGGTTCCTGTTGCAGTGTTACCAGTAATTGCTGATGTTACGCCGCCCGACCATTCGGTTGCTTGAGCAGCGTATGGAACACCTGATGAACTTATCGTTACTGTGTTACCAGCTGCGGTTGCTGAGTTGCAAACCCACCATTGACCTTGCTGTGGATTAACGTTGTATAAGTTTGTAACAAGATTGAACGTTCCTATTGGACTGGTAACTGTTACAACAGCGCCGGCAGCCTGAACCCATACAAATAAAGCTACGGCATTACCAACAGTTACATTGGCAGGAAGCATTGTTGATGTAGCACCTGATGACTGGTAACCCGTATCCCCTGATTGTACGAATGTTAAAGCCATTAGTTATTAATCCTGTTCCTTGTCGTGGGTGCTGGTGGGTTTGTAGAGGCCCACTTAGAGAATAGGTTGCCCATCCAGCGAACGTCTTTGGTCATTTGAATACGAACTTCTTTGGAAACAGCTGCAATGAAATCAGGGTCGGCAACAAGTTTTTTTGCTAAAACCGTAAGGTCAATTTCAATGTCAATGTTTTCGTTAATAGCCATTATTTTACTTTAACCGTAACAGTGTATTTTTTATTGTAATCTGCTTGTTGCATGTTTGAAAGAGCTGTTAAAAATGCTTGGGTTGCATACCCACTCTTGTCTGTTTCAGACAAATGATGAGATGCAAAGTAAGAATCGATTGCTTGTTTTTGTTGAACCGTTAGTTGATAATTTGTCCAAGTTCCATTACCTTTTGCAGTTACGGTTGTGTAACCGCCAGAACCTTTTGGTGCTGGCATCAAACCAGGCATTGGAGGCATCAATCCGCCACCATCAAGATTCTTTTTTACGTCAACAATTTGTTTTGAAATTGGGTCAACAAGTAATTTTTTAAGTCCAAATGCTGTACCGAGAATTAAAGCAATAACAGGCAAGTAAGTCATTAAAGCACCCATGCCATAGAGAAGTTTAGAAGCAGCAAGAGTTCCTACTTCGGTGGCAACAACTCCTGTTTCGGTAGCAACAACTCCTGTTTCTGCGGCAACGGTTACAAGCTCTCCTGCCATAGCCAATGTATTGGCAGCAATTTCAGTTAGGAGACTAATTTGAGTTACACCTTGAGCAAGGGTTTTTGCTTCTACCCCTGTGTTAGTCCATTTTTGAATTGCTCCAGTAACTTTAGAAATGATTGCGGTTGCAACAACTCCGATAGCGACATCAGCAATAAGGTGTGTGTAGATTTTGTGCTTAGGGTCAGAAAGCCATTTTTGGGCTTTAAGCAAAGCGTTGGCAATGTCAATAGCAACTGGAAGAATAAAATTTCCAATTTGAATCATGGCTTTATTGAATGATTCTTTAAGTTTTCCAAATTTGAATTCAGGTGTTTTTTGAAAAGCAGCCCATGAATCAGCAAATTGTTTAGAACTATTTACTAACTGAGGATAATACTTTGTCATGTCGCCTAGATACTTAGCCATAACACCAAATCCTGCTGAACCTCTTGGGCCAGCAAGTTGAGTTAGAAATGCACCAAATTGTTGAGCAGGGTATCCAGCAGAAACAAAGTGTGTCTTTAAGTCGTTAAGGGCAACAAACAAACCGTTTGGTTTTCTAAAATCGTCAGCAAGTTGTTGCTGATTCATTCCTATACCTTTTTTGGTTTTTGTTCCCACAAGAAGGTCATTGACTGAGCTGGAAGGCTTTATCATTCGCGTAAGACCAGCAGAAAGACTTGTCATTGCGACATTGGCATCTAAACCATGTTTAGCAACTGCTTCTACACCTGTAGCCATGTTAGCCAAACTAATACCGTATGAAGCTGCGGTAGCTGCTGGCTTTCCAGTAAATAAAGCGTTCAAATCTGACATTGAGCCAACTGAATTTTTTGTCAGTTGAAGCAATAATCCTGCTGATGCGGCAGCGTCTTTTGAACCGTTCGCTTGCAAAGCTTGTACGGCAATTAAGTCTTTGGTGCTTGTTATTAAATCGGTGTTAGAAAGTTTCGCTAATTTTGCTGCGTTAGAAACAAGAGCGTCTGCTTTTGCACCACTGAATCCTGCTTTTTCAACTTGAGTGTAAGCGGCGGCGAGGTCAGTGGCGGAAGTGGCGGTGGCAACAGAAAGGTCAAGTATGTGTGTTTTTAGACGGTCAACTTCCGTTGCGGTTGCACCTGATTGAAACCCAATAGCTTCAATAGTTTTTCCGTAATCGTACGCAGCTTTAAGACCGTAACCTGCAATAACAGCACTTGCACCAATAACGGCAGTACCAATCTTGGACATTGCTTTGCCAAAACGTGCGCTTGACTTTTCAGAAACGCCAGCAAATTCCCCAACCTTTGCTTCGGCTTCATCCATTTTCCCCATAAACTCACGAATGTCGGCAATCAACCGTACTACTAAGTCTCCGATTTCGTGCATTACTCTAGGGCCTTAGCCCATTCCTCTCGGTAGATGTCTTTAAGTTCTGACCAATTTTCGACGCCCTTAGCGCCTTGAAATCCTGAACGCATAAATGGGAAGGCGTTGCCTGTGCTTCCATGTCCGTATTCAACAGGTCGTGCGTATTGCACCTTTGTTCCTGTTGTGCTTTGCCAACGACCTGCACCAAGACTTGAAACAGAAAGCATCCTAATTGAACGACGAAGTTCGCCGGTTCGAGATGTTGGGTTAGGTGCTTGAGGCGGAGCTGCAACTACGTCAGGGTTTTTCTCCCTGAACTGCTCTTTGGCAGTCTCAGCAATAACTCTTGAGCCACGAACAACAATGTTTCTAGCGGCTTCGTTGGCTTTTGCTTGTTTTACCTGTAGTTGTTCTTTGATGCTAAATGTATTAGTGCAGATAATTTCACTGGTCATTTTGAACCTTATTAACGATTGAATGAATGGCAAGAAGCCATTCAGTATTTGTAATTGGTTGATTCAAATAGTCTTCGTGCGAACCACCAAATGTTTTACGGAATTGGTATTCCCTAAACAACGAATACATTTCACTGTCAACATCTGCATCCTTGCCGCGTATTGCTGCCTCCAGCCGCGCTAGTCGGCGGTAGGGGCTTTTGGGTCAAGACTTGGTTCAGTGTTTACAGTTCCATTGAACTCATCAGCACAAGCCGTAGCCAAAGCATCAAAGACATTTTTAGGAAGGTCTAGCGCTGATTCAAGTGTTGGCAAATCTCCAAGTGACCATGATTGAACCATGCCGACAATAAGAGCCGCCTGGTATCCGTCAAGACTGTCTCTGTCTGAGTCTTCAAGATTAGAAAAAACAGACCATGAATCAGGATTGCTTTCGTCGAAACCTAGCTTGACAAGTGTTGCAGCTGCACCAGCCGCCTTCATGTACGAGCGCGAGATACTTCGAGCAGTGCGCTCAGAGATTTCATCACGCCCATACAAGATGGCTGACTGATTATTTGGAAGGTTTATTGCTGGCATTTCATCCCCTTTGGGTTAATTACCAACCGGTTTGGTAGGTAGTTGTAATTGCGTTTGTTGTAGCTGTACTAATTGGTGAAAATACTGTTGAACTTCCACCGTCTGTGACGTTGGCGTTAGCAGTAAATGATACTTCAACTTCTGTGTATTCCTTGCCGCGTGTGCGCTTTACATCGTGGAACTGAACGTTTGACATTGTGAAAGCAATCTTCTGACCAAGCGGTGTGTCGTTAGGGTCGGTAAGAGTAATTGTCATTATCTGCTGTGAGCGAGTAAGAGCCTCTGCACCAGTACCAGTTGACCAAGCATCTGACTGTGAGTCAACAACTGCTGTGAACTTTCCAGTTACTTCTACAGGGCCAGCAAAGTTAGAGTACGGAGACTGTGTTCCCATTGTGAAAATAGAAGCTGTTTTACGAGCAATCATCAATTCACCTGTTGAGATGTAGGTCAATGTAGCACCTGAGTTAATTCCGCTAACAGTGATTGTCGTGTTCCAAGCAGGAATAAGGCTTTCTGGTGTTAGTGAAAATGCGCTTGTGTAGAACGGAGCGTATGTGCTTGCGTTCAAAGTAGTCGCTGTGTATGAAGTGTATGGGTTAGCAAAGAACTTCAATGTTGCGTCTGCTGCTGCTTCTGCACCAAAGGTTAGGTTAAGACTGTCAGCCTTAGCTCCTGCCATGACGAAGTAGTTAGCACCGTCAAAGTCAAGGATTGAGAATGTCTGTGGCTGTGAACCCTTTACTGGGTTGTTGTAAAGACCAATGGTGTGCTTGTAAAGGCTTCCAGCAGTTGTCTTAACATCGTTACCACCAAGAACAGCAGTCAACAAAATTGGGAATGTGTCTGCATAGAGGTATGACTTAAAGTCAACTTCGTCGTGACGTACACCCTGAACCTGGTCATAGACCAAAGCTGGTGAGCCTCGGAACGCTTCGTCACGCAGGAATGTCTGCATTGGCGTAACTTGAGGTGTAGTAATAGGGATGAACGTAGCAGTACCGGAAGTTGGGGTTACACCCGGTGTACTTCCTTCTGCGATTAATCCGAGATAACTATTGGCTGATAAAAAGGCCGTCATTTGGCGCTCCTTAGTTTGTGGTTGGGGTTGAGGTTGATTCGGTGCTAGGAGCCTCTACAGGGGCTTCTGGCGTTGTTACAGGCTCTTGTGCTTTATCCTTAGGAGCTGTGTCGTTAGACCAATCTCCATCAAGAGGGCTTGATACGTTGTATGACTGACCTGGTTGTGCGACAAGCACTGCGTCATCCACAATTACGTTTGGGTAAATCTTTGTTGTGCTTCCATTATAGGTAAACATGTTCTTCATAATGCTCCTTAGTTGTCGATGATTTCAACAACGTGGACTCGAACAATCGAGGTCACTTGCGTTGCTGCTGCCTTGCCATTTATTTGGCGAGGGTAATACGAGGTGATGTCAATGTCTTGACCACCAGCTGCGCCGTTAGCGCCTTCTCCCCACTGGAAGATGATGTTAGGTGCGCCAGCGTTTCTGTCTGCACGAATAGCGGTAACAAGAGAGTCTAGGAAGGTTTCGTTGTCAAACCCTGCGTCCTCTGACTTCTTGTGTGTTGAGCGTAGGTAGCAATCCAAAATAAACGTGTAGTCAATAGCCTTACGACCATTATGTGCGCCACCAAGAGCAATACGGTTTTCGTGTTGGTTCTCAATGTATAAGAAGATGATTGCGCCAGAACTGTGTCCTGGGTCTTCACCTTCAAAGAACTCACCTTCCGGCGTAAGTTTTGCCGGAAACTGTCTGACACTTGAAAGGTTGGTAATACCAGCGTTTGTCAAGTACGTTGCGACTGCTTGGCGTACTGTGGCGCGTGACATTATGCACGACCCCAAATCTGCTTGAACTCATCTAGCAAGTCGTAAGCAAGAATCTCGTCGTGCATTGAACTTTCGGTGCGACCTGATACTGGAGATGGCTCACCAATTTCGTTAAGCACAAGTCCACCCTGACCGCGCTCTTTCACCATTGAAACAATGAAGTGAATTACGGCTTGCTTGATTGTTGCTGGTAGAGCTGAAATGTTTACGCCTGAACCGTGACGGTACTTAAGCGGTGATGTGAATGTGAGTGTTGTAGTTCCAGGAACCCATGAGGTAGACACCTGTACAAACTCGTCCTGTTGTCCATCCCAGATGGTAAGCATTTGTCCTGGGTAGATACCAACCACGTTATTCACGGTGACTGATGTAGCACCAATGGCGGACGTTGAGTTGGTGAATGTGTTAGCCCAACCATTGACGTATGACCACTGGCAGAAAACCTCTGTGCCTGACTGCATGTTGCCGCCAGCGATTCCGAGGTTTCCAAAGTAAAGGCCCATAGTGGACTGCGAAGTAATGATGAACTGTGTGCGCTCAATAGAGCAGTTAGAAGATGAAAGCGTTACAGGCTGCATCCCATTACCTGGCCCCCAACCAACCATGAATGATTGAACTTCAAGGATAGGTGTGAAGTATGGGTTGATAACAATTTGCCCTGCGCGGTTCATGTAGTAGCGACCATTCTCCGTGTTGGAGGTGGCGCATAGTGAACCGTAAACACCCATTGCGTAACTGTCAGCCTTAGACGAAGCACGAACAATTAGTTCAGAAAGTGCGCGGTCTTGAACAGCTTGTGAAGCGTCTTCAATCAGGTTAGAGAAGTCAATAGCCGAAGCAGTCGGGCTGAACTTAACTTCTTCTAGCGAGACGTATGGCTCTACCTTTCCACCAGAGTAAACGAATGGTGCTATGACTGACATTTATTCCTCTTCTTGGGTGAGTTCGGTGCAGCCGCATTTACCGCACTTGTCGCGGTAGAGTCCAACAAAGTTACATGCGGTGCATTTGTAACCAGTTGCGTTTCTAAAGTTAATTCCAGCCACAGCAAAGTCTCCTGACTTAACCAGAGATTTCCCGGTGCTTCCGTCAACGTGGAATGTGCCATCCTTCTGACGAGGAATGACTTTGCCTTCGTTGACTTGTATTTCTTTAAGACCATTGTCTGAACCGACGAGTCTCATTTATTCTCCCTTAGCGAATGAGAGGGAGCAGCGCAGGGAGAAGGGGAACTCCCTGCACCGCTCAACCTCAATGGCTAGATGCAAGCACCTAGCGATTTAACAGAATCAACCAGTGATTCCGGTG